ATTATCGTCCGATCGTTGAACGTGTTGACGCAACTAACAGATCGCGTACTGGTGTTATTGCTCTGGCTGCACAGGCAGAAGTAAACAAAAACTTGGAAGACAACCCGAACGACGAAACTGCTATTACTCCGATGACGTTAGCAAATAAAACTGCTACAGAAACCCGTCGTGGTATTGCACGGTTAGCAACAACTGCTGAGGTTAACAAACTTTCAACCGATACCTATCTGGATGATGTGATTGTTACCCCTAATAAGCTGAACGAAAGAACAGCGACTGAAACCCGTCGTGGATTGGCAGAAATCGCAACTCAGGCAGAAACAAACGGAAGCACCGATGATATTACGATTGTAACCCCGAAAAAGTTGCATAACCGTATTGCATCGCCGACCTTAACTGGTATCCTTGCCCTTGTTGCTACAGGTGGTGCTCCTAACACCAACACGGATCGTGCTCAGGCTGGTACTGGGGTTTATGATCATTCAGATTATCAGAAAGCGGTAACGCCTAAAACTCTTCGTGAGTATAAAGCGACTCAGTTACAATCTGGTGCTGTATGGCTGGCTTCTGAAACCGAAGTTATTAATGGTACTGTTGCAAGTGCAAACATTCCGACCGTAGTTACTCCGGAAATGCTGCACAAGAAAACCTCTACTGATGGTCGTATTGGTTTGATCGAGATTGCAACTCAGGCAGAAACAAACGCTGGTACTGATTACACGCGAGCGGTAACGCCTAAAACGCTTAACGATCGTGCTGCAACGGAAACGCTGACAGGTATCATTGCAATTGCAACCACTGCCGAAGTATCAGCAGGTACTGTAACGGATAAAGCGATCGTACCGTCTAAACTGAAAGGTTATCTGGACGATACAAGCCATATTACTGTTGCTACTGCTGACGGGTTAACTCAATCTGGGACTATTTGGACTACGGTTAACATCGGTATTCAATCAGCAACTGAAACACAACGTGGTACTTTACGCGTCGCTACGCAGTCCGAGACGAACGCAGGGACATTAGATACAGTATTTGTCACCCCTAAGAAGTTACACGCTAAGAAAGCGACTGAGAGCGCAGAAGGTATCATTCAGGTGGCTACGGCTGCTGAAACTACCGCTGGCACCGTTGCAAACAAGGCTGTTTCTCCTAAGAACTTGAAAAATACAATTCAGGTTGATACTTCATGGCAAGCTACCGATCTGGTACGCGGTACTGTGAAACTGTCTAAGGGGCTTGGTACTTGGTCTGGTAATGATGTGGCTGGTTCTACTCTTCCGGATGATGGTTATGCCGCTGTAGGTGTTGCTGTTTCTCCTTATGAATTGAACCTGACGCTGAAACATTATCTGCCGATCGGGGCTAAAGCGGTTGATGCTGATAAGCTGGATAACCTGGATTCTTCCCAGTTCATTCGTCGTGATGTTGATCAGACGGTCAACGGGGCGTTGACTCTAACGAGAACAACCACTGTACAGGCCAACATTGATTCAAGCGCTGATGCAACATTCCGCGTAATGAATGTTAATGGAGATCTGAACGTTGGTGATGGTTCGTCAATGGGTAAACTTCGTTTGAATGGTGGTTCATCTAACGACTGGTCAATTCAAGCAAGTTTAGCCTCTGGGCGTATTGCAATGATCTCAACGGGTAACACTAGCACAGTTCATCTTTCTGTGTATAATGATACTCGTGGCGTTGTAGCTAACGTTAAATTCCAGGCTCCTGAAATTCAGGCGATTAGCAAAGTGACTCTGGGTAATGATACCGTGATCACTGCTGCTGGTTCTGTTCTATCTATGGGTACGAACAACAAGACAACTAAGATCCTGACCTCTGATGCTGGCAACATAGTAGCGGAAGAATCAGCAAACTCTTATAAAGTATTTACTGAGAAGAACGCGCAAACCTTGCTTAACCCTACGTATGTACGCAAAGCAGGTGATACGATGTCTGGACGGTTGACAGTAAACAACAGTTCAATTATCATCGCAGGTCAAGCGGCTTGGTCAACACTGGATGCAGTAACAGAAGCATCTAGGGGTAACTGGACGGCTGAAATCACAGCATCGGAACAGTACAACTTACTTCCTGGTTACGCGGTTCCGGTTCTTGAACCAGACCCGATTAATCCGGATATCATGATTGTAACCCGTTATACCTATGTTAAAGCACCTGGTACTTTAACGCAGTTTGGTAACGGAACCGCATTCACTTATCAGATTTGGGCACCTCGTCCGACCTCTGGTACTGGTGTTAATGCGCTGGCGCAATCCTTCTGGATCCGTCAAATGAACCCAATTACGGGTAAATTTGATGGTTGGGGCCGCATGTATACTAGCAACAACCCGCCTACTGCTGGTGAGATTGGTGCAACGTCTGCTGTTGGTACTACGGTTAAAAACATGACTGTTACCGATTGGATCAAAGTTGGTAACGTTAAGATTTACCCAGATCCGGTTACTCAGACAGTTAAATTTGAGTGGGTGGCATAATGTCAAACTTAATGGCGGGGTTCGGCCCCGATTTTGTAGAAACGCAAATTCTATCGGAAACAAACAGCGTAACTTACAGAATAACCGCAAAGGCAACACATCCCAATGCGGTTCCTAATCAGTATGAGTTTACACTAAATCAAAAGGCGGTAGGGACACCGCCTAGTGTTGGGATCAACGTATGGAGAATTAACAATGCTATAGTTGATCCAATTAAAACCTTCACATTATCGAATGATAATTCAGCAACTGCAAACAAAGCGTTTGTTGAATATATGGATGCTCAAACTTCTGGGCTGTATTTGATAATGACTAACGGTGAATACAAAACAAGCCAAATCGTTGATGATTGGTTTGCTAAAAACAGATCCGTTATGTGGCAAGGCGCTGATTTCGCTCAGAGATTCCCAAATTCTGCATATGTTGCATTGTATGGGGCATCAAAATCTCGTATACTGATTGAATCGTTTTACGCTAACGATGGAATTTTAAAAGAAGATTCACGCGCATCAATCGATCTTGTCTATGATAACGTTGGTGATGTTGGGCGAACTGGTGTACCTTTCAGGTCTGTTGAAGATACGGAAGAATACAATTCAACCAATGGATCTGAATATAAAGTATATCCTGTTGCAAACCCAGTGATCTCTAAACTAGCTGATTACGGTATGGCTCCTGGATTGGCTATGATGATTACTGGTGATTTTTACGCCAGTAAAGCATTATTGGATGCTGGATCAACAACAAGGGTTACTGTTCGATGGTTTACGGGTACTGCTCAAACTTCATCATCGGTGATTGAAGTTCCTGCAAATAAACCTGATGAGTGGTTACGATTTGAACAGTTCTATACGATCCCTAGTGGTTGTGATGGATTTAACGTTGCTGTATCTCGTTATCCTAAACCCGCTACGGATAGTTTATCTGCGATCCGTAACTTCGTGATGGTTCAGGTATCTGCTGCCGAAGCTGATCAAAACTTTGCTGCACAGTTTGGGGTTAACGGTATCAGAATGAACAACATGATCGATGGTGGAACACCGTATATATTTGAATTGCCGAATACTAAGGTTTATCCTGGTGGCGATTATTCTGTTTCCGAATTCCGTGAAGTTGATGCATAAACAAAGGCCCGGATCATAGGGCCTTATAAATATGTAAAAAGGGGTTATTATGGCAGATTTAAAAGCTGGTTCTACAGTCGGGGGTTTACCTATTTGGCACTCCGGCACATTTCCGCTGGTTCCGGTTGGTAATACTCTAACCTATCGCGGATATAAGGTTTATACTGAAAACGATAAACCGCAAGCATCAAATAACGACTTCGTTTCTAAAGCAAGCGGTGGTCAATATTTGGGTGTAGTTGCCTTTAAACAGGGGCTACAAATTAACGCTACTTTCGCAGGCGGAAGTGACCAGAACGGTTTATATTCTGGTGATGGTGATGGTGCGACATTTGATAAGGCCAACATTGATCTTGTATCATGGTATGGTATTGGTATTCGTTCATCTTCCGGAACAAGTGGTCGCGTATTAGTTATCAATGCTAGAAATGGTGATGTAAACACGAAGGGTAATATTACGGTTGAAAAACAAATCAGTATTACAACCACTAACCCTACTGACGCAAGTCATGCAACACGAAAAAGTTATGTTGATGGACAGATAAATAATGTCACAACAAATGCTAATAGCAGGGTATTACGCGCTGGCGATACAATGACAGGGCTGTTAACTGCCCCGCAATTCGCGAGCACAGGCGCGGCTTCCCGTCCCGAACACGTACCACGGCTCGACCAGGTAATTACTAAAGGGACTATCATAGATTTTGGATCTTATTAAGGTGAAACATGGCTGATTTAGCAAAAATTCAATTCCTACGTAGCACAGTTGCGGGGAAAACACCTACTACAAGTCAGCTTGCAGATGGTGAACTGGCGATCAACATGGCTGATTATGCCATTTATACGAAAAATGATTCTTCGATCGTTCAGTTAGCGGGTAAAGGTATCCCAGAAACAAATACCAAAAAATTAACAGTTGATGGGCCTAGTGCTCTTAATGATACCGTTACCGTAGCGGAAGGTAAAGCTATTACTTTCACCAACGAGAATTTAAGTGGTGAAATAACTCGTCATATCGTCGGTAAATGTGCCAGCAATGATGGATGGTACATCGGTTCCGGTGGTACAAGCAATAACGGCATTCTTGAAATCGGTACTATTGACGATGGTACTGAAACAATCCAGTTTGTACAACGCGGTGCGGGCAACGTTGAAGCCCGAAAATTGGTCTTGCTTGACGGCTCGGGTAATACTACTCTTCCTGGTGAGTTAAGATTAACTACTAATAAGACTGTTAAAATTAACAATGGAAGCACACTTGTCCTTGAAATGGGCGTAGGCTCTAACTATGTCTATATTAAAAACCAACGAGGCGTAGGTGTTCTTCAATTAACTAATGACAGCAATCTGGCATTCAGAAATTCTCAGGTTTATTACGCCATGAACGGAAGAGGTCCTGGTAAATCTGGTACTCTTCTGACGAACGTGGAAAACAATCGTCAGGCGTGGCAATACCCAATTTCGGCTGCAACTGCTTTAACTCCACGATGGCTTAAAATCGCCACAATGAAACACCCAGCATCGGCATCTTCACAGTTAGATTTAATGATTACTGGTGGTATTGATTCTGGACACGGTAAGCATCATGTAGATTTTATTACATTATCCGGGCGCAATTTAACATCTTGGAGCACTAGCAATTTAGATAACTGGGTTGAATGGCGCAGGATTGGTTCTCCTAATAAAGGAAACGTTCCAGAATATTACGTTGTTAAAAATGATGCTGCTACAGATTCAGAGGCTTCGTTTGATTTTTATGCTAAAGTTCCTCGATACGGCAATGGCCTTTACGTTACAGTGCTAAAC